GTTCGCGCGGCGTATGCCGAGGCTGGCGCGTGTCTTAGACAGCAATTAGTGGGGGTGCTTAGGCGCACATTGTGCAGGTGACCTCAAGCCGAAGAGTTTTGTGACTCGGAGGCAACCGGGATGGATTACGAGCGTCGGGTAGGTTAGCATCTGCCACCATTCCAATCACTGCCTGTTGAGGCGAGCAGAGTGTATCTGTCGAACTACACCCAGTGGAATCTGGTTCTTTCCCCATTCATAAGGTAATTTGTACTTCTTTCTTCTATTCAAACATGATGACACCAACTACTACAATTCGAGAAATGCCAACAGGGCTTACCACCCTACCGACGATAGACTTGATTGATGTCACAAGAAGTGCAGATTCCAGGACATGGTCTGGCGGCAACAAAAGATCATTCCTTGAGACTTGCTTACTCAAATGGAAGTGGCTTCGGGTGCTTCTGTGCGTGGATGATGAGATTCTTGAGGAAGTCAAATTGGAGGCGAGCGTGCGTGACAAGATACGTGATGAGTTAAAGCTACAACAGACGGGCTACAGCGCTGACTCAGTGCGTATGGTTACACGCGATATTTACGCCAGGACCCGCTATGACATGTCCAATTTCAGGCAACAGGAGATTGCCGATGCCACAGCTTCGGCCATGGCAGCTAAGAGTGCGGGGGAAGCGCGTCTTTCAAGGGAAAGGGAGGCGCAAGACAGTGAGACACGGGCTTGGGCGAGTTTCGCTCGGGCTTGGTCGGGGGTTTTCGGCTTTGAGCCAGAGGGGCCACAGTGGCCAGAGGGGTCACAGAGGGCCCAGGGTGACCGTGCTTGTCATGGTAGACCCGCGTTGACAAATGGTGTGGTGGACACCGTCGGCGCAAATATTGTTGATTCCCGCCCGCCTGTGGATGTCAACCCACGCGTGCAGATCGTACCTCGGTTTGCCGCGGCGTTGACCCTCGTTTTGCGTTCCAAGTTTGGACGCATGGCGTACCATGAGGCTAATCGGTTGTTGATTGAACGCGAATACCTGAAAGTGTGTCGTGATGCGAACGTCCGTCACTGTGATATTGAATACCACAGACAGTTCGTTATCAATACATACTTCAATGAGGGTGTGACCGATGAGTTGTCGACCGTGCGGACACGCTTGCCACGCTGGCTGCGTGCAGCGTTTGGAAATGTTCCGAACGCTGCGCCAACAGTGTGCTGAGGGTGCCCAACTACGGTGTATGGGACCGACACCAGTGTTGATGAGGAGCTAGTGGCTCGTGTTGAACTGGACAAAGTTGGCAAGTTGTGCATACATCGGAATGGGAATCAACCAAAACAACGCAAGTATAACGTCCTTGCGGGGTTTGGCCTAGATCACAACCTAGGAGTTTACAACAATGGCGTCGACGCTATATCTAGGGCTCTAACAGAGCGCTACTTCTTTTGCAAAAATGAGGAGGGGAGTGGTTTCAGAAACATCATACCACCTAGATGTAACGCATTTCACACTACACACTTTAAGGATTTTCACTCTAAGGTTATGGGACGCATGCCCAATCTACCCCGTTTGAGCCGTCAGCAGGTTGTTGACCGCTATACCGGTAGTAAGAGGCGTGTGTACCAGAACGCGTTAACTTCGTTGATGCGGGAGTCACTGAATGAGAGAGATGCTCACTTGAAGATGTTTGTGAAATTTGAAAAACAAGATCTGAGTAAGGCGCCCAGGGGTATTAACCCCCGCGACCCTCGGTATAACCTGGAACTTGGCAGATATCTAAAACATGCTGAAAAACCATTTTTCAGGGCTATAAATAAAGCGTTCGATAGTGTTACTGAGCATACTGTTATTAAGGGACTCAATTCTATTGAGTCCGGCACAGTTATAAGACGCAAATGGGATAGTTTCAAGAACCCCGTTGCTATCGGACTGGATGCACGAAAGTTTGATGCACATGTTAGCGTCCGCGCTTTGCAATACGAGCATAGATTTTACACCGCGTTGTTTCCTGGTGCACGGGTGTTGAGAAGGTTGCTTAGGTGGCAGTTACATAATGTGGGGAAGGCCTACGCTGAGGATGGATACGTGAAGTTTCGTGTACATGGTACGCGATCTTCGGGTGATCTGAATACCAGTTTGGGGAACTCCATAATTATGTGTGCTGCAATCTATGCGTATGCGAAGCAAAAAGGCGTGCGTGTCGAACTTGCCAACAATGGGGATGATTGTGTGGTTATCATGGAGAAGGATGACCAAGAGAGATTTTTACGTGGACTTGATGGTTGGTTTCGTGACCGAGGGTTCAGCATGGTTTCCGAGAAGCCTGTTGATATCTTCGAGGAACTTGAGTTCTGCCAAACCCGCCCTGTGTGTGTGGGGGGTGTTTGGCGCATGATCCGCAACCACAATGCCGTGCTGAAAAAGGACACTATGTGCCTCATCGCAATACAAAATGAGTTAGTATATCGGAAGTGGCTCCATGCTGTTGGCATTGGTGGCGTCACACTTAATTCCGGTGTGCCAGTTCAGAATGCATTTTATGATGCGTATTTGCGACATGGTGTCGTCTGCTCTCAAGGCATGATGGACCACATTAACAAGAATTCCAGTCTTTACACGCGCATCAGGGGCATGGTTAAGGAATCATCGCGCATCACACCATGCACGAGGGTTTCTTACTACTATGCCTTTGGCATTTTACCAGACCACCAGATCGAAATTGAGAAGTACTATTCCTTGGCACAAATTGAGCCATGGCACTGCACGCCTATAGCTAGGGAAGTACTAAATAATGAACCAGGCATAAAATTGTTAGAGAATTGTTAGATAATGAGATTTCACGGCAATTATTGTGGGCCAAATTGGTCGGCGGGGCGCTACCAGCCTAGCGTCGTTTCGGATGTCCCAGCGGTTGACGAGTTTGATAAGACGTGTCGCGTGCATGACGCTGCGTATGCGACTGGTCAAGACTTGTTGGCTGCTGATGGGGCATTTTACGACGCTAATATAGGTCGCGGATATAAGCGTTCCCTTGCTGCATTGGCCGTTAAAACACAACAGCTAGCACGGAGTCTTACCAGGAATAAAATTATTATCGCACCAAATAACAATTTTCAGTCAATTATGCCACAACGATTGCGAGGGAGCAATCCAAAGAAGAACACCAATAAGAATGTTGCTAAACCCCCCAATGGGGTTACAACACCGAACACGCGTTCAGCCACAACTGTGTCTGCGCCAGCAGCTATGGGTTCAGTCATCCGTGGTACCGTAGCCAAGACTCTGAAGAAGAGCAGCAACGGTATCCACATGGATGTGTCAGTCTGTAACGGCCGCCTCAATGCTGCCGTCCAGACTACTGTCCCGGAGTTGGTGGGAATGCAGTACTTGATGCCAGTTGCGTTGGGCAATGACGAGGTTCAAAACATGACTCGCGTCTACCAACGCTTCCGCATTTTGTCCGCCACTGCCCACTTTCGCTCGTTTCAGGGCACTGACAGTGGCGGTGAGGTCATTATCGTTTCTAACGATGACCCCAACTACCGCCCCATCAACACCGAATCCAACTCTAGCTTCTATCAACGCGCTTTGTCTGCAAAGCATGCCATCATGACCCCACTCTGGATGAGCACAAGCTTGCCCTTGGATGTTGATTCCGGATGGAAGGTTTGTGATAACTGCAACAGCACCACATTGGAGGAATTCTGCTCCGGTGTCGTGTACTACTACGTCGACGGCTCAACACGTTTGCCTGGGTACGTAATTGTAGACCTTCGAATAGAATTCGAGGGATTGCGGTTCAATTCACGTAACCTTATCAGCGGGTCATATTTGGGTCTCGCTGCGAAAGTATCACTGACTGTAGTCAACCCCACCATAGCGGCCAAGGCCACTATCACGGGCGCTAACTTCACACCAGGGGATATTTATGCAGTCCAGCTTAGCACGACGGGCGCAACGTTTGGCACGGGCGTGACTGCGAGCTCGCTCTGGGATATTTCAAGCGGGTCTGGTACCATTGACTACACGATCACTGGTTCTATCATCTTATATTGTCGGGCATCGACTACCACTAGTCTTCGGGCATATGTGACGTATGATGCTTGCCTGGGGGATGATGATGGTGATGGCCTCATTGGTGGGGTCACCACTACTACCACATCCACGTTCCCTAGCTCGTACATCACGCAGCTGCGCAACAGTGCTCAACCATCGAATTAAAGCACGCGGTGTCGTTATAGTGTATGTTATATGTTAGTATCGTTTAATTTAAGTCAAATAAAAATAAAATAAAATAAAAATTATTAAATCGTAAAACCTTAGGCCATTTGGGGGGGTGTGGCAGTCAGCAATGGGCTGTGGCAGTACCCTACAAGGCTCACGACGTCTGGTAAACGCCGTGGCCCCTTCAATCTATGCATTGCGCCTTTGCAAAAACATTACAGTGTCGTTCCAATACATATACTATTTTCATTCATTTAGGGTTCTTTCTTTCATTATTCAATTTTATGTTTTTCCACGTGTATTCCACATGAATTGTGGGGTATGCATTTGTATGGCGGGTGTAGCCGTCTATCGTCGTGAAGTTCACAGCCACTCGTGGCAAATCTACAACAACGCCGAAATCTGGTTTCGATCAGTGGGGGGCAGGACACAATTTACAACTTATATATGCC